ACCTCTTCACCAAGGAGGACGAACTTGCGCAGCGCTATCCGCAAATCATTGTGGAGAAGGTGTTGCGTGTGCGTGAGATGTACAACTGGTTCATCTCTAACCCCGACGCAACCGACCGCGAGTTCGTTGCCGAGTTCATGCAGCGCCATCCCATTTCTCGTGTTACGGCTTACAGCGATCTTGCAATATGCAAAACGCTGCTGCCAACACTTGCCACCGCAAGCCGCGATTTCCACCGCTGGCGATACAATGAGATGATTCTCGCCACTTACAAAATGGCGGAGAAGCGCAAGGACACGAAGACCATGGAACGGGCGGCGTCATCCTATGCCAAACACAACCGCGTTGACCTGGAGGATGAACAAGCAATGCCTTACGACATGATTGTGCCGCAACCGTTCACGGCTACCGACGACCCACGAGTCCTCGGCATCGAGCCTATTCCAAATATACAAGAAAAAATCTCGGCTATGATACAAAAGTATCGTGCCGAGACCATTGATATTGAGGATGTTCAGTTCGAGGAAGTCGACCTCGAACTGGATACACTATTTCCTAATTCGCAACCGGAAGATAATGAGTGACAAACGCATATATTTCAACAAGCCGCAGCGACTGACGCAACTCATCGGCGCCAACACCACCGTTATCGTTGCCGGCCGTCGTACTGGTAAGACTGACTCCATCGCCGCGCCTTTCGTGCTCCGCAATATGCAACGGATGCCGGGCAGCACAGGCGGCATCTGTGTGCTGACTTTCAAACACGGCCTGACAAACACCATCCCGGGTTTGCTCGCTGCTTGGAAACGTTGGGGATTTCTAAACGGTGTGCATTACGTGATTGGTCGGAAACCGCCCAAATCGTTCAAGCAACCTATAATCCAACCGAGTGACTATGAACACGTCATATCGTTTTACAACGGCTCGTGCGCCATCATCATCTCGCAAGACCGCCCCGGCTCGTCAAACTCTTTGACTCTCTCGTGGCTGCTCGTCGATGAAGCTAAGTTCATTGATTATCAGAAGCTCAAAGATGAAACACTGCCTGCCAATGGCGGTATTAAATCGTACTTCGGGCATCACTCGTTCAATCACTCAATCATGATATTGAGCGATATGCCGCAGACGCAGCGCGGCTCCTGGTTCTTGCACTATCGCGACAAGATGGATGCCGAGCTCATAAAAACTATTGAGGGCACGGTCTATGAAATTTGGCGTACCAAGGAACGGATCCGCCAACTCAATAATCGTGGCGAAACCGTTCCAGAGTATCTGAAAGGCTACCTCCGTCGCCTCGACACTAACCTCAATAAGATGCGCTCCGTTGCGGTTTACTATAAGGAATATTCCTCAATAGAAAACCTGCAACTGCTTGGTGAAAACTACATCAAGCAAATGAAGCGCGACCTCACGCCTTTGACATTCCAAACCTCTATCCTTTGTCAGAGGATCGGAATTGCCAAAGACGGTTTTTATTCGTCTATGCGCGAAGCTCATAAATACGATGCAAGCAACTTTGAAGCTCTTGACAGAGCGTTCAAAGATTCGCTTGCAAGTTCTGAGAAAATAGAACAGAGTCAAGAGAATAATGCTCATGACTTTAACTATTATCTCAGTTCTCAAATCTCTAATCTCGGTTCTCACATCGACACAGATGTCGATGCCGACGCTCCAATTTGCATCGGTATGGACTACAATGCAAATATCAACTGGATTGTTGCGGGGCAACCCCGTGAGCGCAGGCTCAACGTCATCAAATCTTTCTACGTGAAATTCGAGCGCAAAATCCCGGCACTCGTTGCCGACTTTTGCGACTACTACCGCGACCATCGCAACAAAACCGTAGTGTTTTATTACGATGCCACCGCTCTCGGCTCAAACTATGCTGTAAACGAACAAGATTTTCGCTGGGTAGTAATCCACGAATTTGAAAAGCATGGTTGGCAAGTGGAATCGGTCTATCTTGGCAACCCAATGCGCCACGATGAAAAGTATCTTCTCATCAACCAAGGATTCGCCGGCAAGCAGCGCCTCATGCCGTTCTTCAACCGCTCGAACAACGAGGACCTTATCCTTGCCATCCAGTCGGCAGGAGTCAGCCGCGGGCGCAACGGTTTTCGCAAAGACAAGTCAGGCGAAAAGCTCGCCGAGAGCGAAGAAGCCCTCCTCGAGCACCGCACCGACGGCACCGATGCCTTCGACACCCTCTACATCGGCTGCGAGAAATTTCCGTTCCACGATAGTTTCTCTTTATATGTAAGCGGAGTCTCATAAAAAATGTGTACATTTGCGTACTAAAATCAACTACTTTATGAAAACTATTCATCTCATTACGATAGCTTTATTTGCTATTCTGATGTTCTCTTGCAATGGGAATACGCCTAATTATGGCAAGAAATATGACGTTCCATCAAGTGACACCTATACGGACTATGATAAGGAACGTATCAACCATTATGCTTATTTCGCCGAATTGGCAGATTCGCTTGTAGTGTATAGTGCAGCAAATGACACCCGGAATATGGGTAGAATGATTGTTCTTATGAACGAAGAACAGCATAGTGCTTCTGTATTTTCTTCCCATAAAAACCCGAAACTCAAAAATATAATTGAAACCAATATAGCTGCTATCCATGCAGATTTAGATAACCGAAATGTTCCTCGTGAAGTAACTTACCGTATAAACTTCAGCGAAGTTTATATTAAGCCGAAAGATGGTGTAGTAACTCGAGAAGGATATGACATTTTTAATTCGTTTAGACTTTATGATATCAGCGTTGATAACGAAGGATATGCTGTTCGCACTATCAAAAGAGACCGCGATGATGTGGAGGAGAAACCATTCACATATGATGGCTCAACGATTAAAGACCTTTCAGGAGAATACCAATTTAAGAGCTTTGATATATTAAAGGCAGAACCTATAAGATAAATATTATTGTATCATGAAGATAGCCATTAACAATCAAAACAAAGGTGCAGTTGGAGAACATCTTGTCGCTGCAAGATTGCTGATACTTGGGCATGACGCATCTATTACGAATTTCACAGTCAATAACTCTAAATCATTTGACCTTTTCTGCCGTCATGAAAAATCGGGTAACATTGTGCCCATTCAGGTTAAAACGACCTCATCTGCTAATTTTCATACCGGCATTACGCATGAACCGTTCTTCGACGATAATGGAAATGTAGATATGGCAAAGGGGCGTCAATTTGTTGAGCAAAAAATTATATGCCCGTGGGTGTTCGTTGATGTTTCAGGTGATGCGGAGAAACCAAATATTAGATATTTTGTTCTAACAAGGCAACAGGTGATTGACTTTATATGCATCACAGAAGAATGGTACCTAACATGGTCTGGACGAAAAAAGCCACTAAGCCACAAAGGAATTATCCTATTGTCTCTTAAATGGTTTGGTGATGCCCATGTATTAGAGCCAAAGAAAGCGTTGCATGATGCTTTGATTAACCCATTTGAAAACATTGATTTTGAAGATGCATGGGATAACATCTGGAAGTAACAAACCACCATAAAATTTATAATATGCTTATACAATTAGTATCATTTAAAGCCTCATTACGAGCCGATTGTAGACTACGTTACACTGCAAATATTATTAATTCTTCGAATGCAGATTTAATACTATTTGCCGGTTACACTCTATCTTATGACACAGATGCACGAATGTTAGCTGAACTTATTGAGAACAAAAAGACAACAGCAATCTTAGAGGTTAAAAATGACCATTCAAGTCAGCTTAACCCCATATCTAAGTCTTTATTTATACTGCAACATGGTATTCTTAAAAGTATGTATTCATATCAGATATTTGCGGAATCAAGTCAAATTGATAGTATGCCGTACATAGCAGACCATTTAATAACTGAACTTGAGACAAGACGCAGACTCAAAGTTGCCAATCACAATGCTATTGTAATTCAGTGCGGAGAAAATGGAATCCTGAAAAACATTCAATCCCAAGGTAATAGAGCCGTATTTAGATTTCAAGACGATATGGAATTAAGTAATCGTTTTGATAAGGTAATTAGCAATGCTGATATTATCTTGAACCCAATACATTCACCGATGGGAAACCAAGGTAAAATGTCAAAGCGCCGAGAATATTTCAGTGCCAATAATCGTGCATATTTTTCTACAGCCAATTTTGATAATGTTGATAGCATCGAAAATAAGTCACTTCAATATGCCGTACTAAATGGAGTTAAGTTAGAACCAACAAACAAAGACATCCATAAAGGGAAAACTTACATCATACGAACATTTGAGGTATAATTTTTTTTGAAAATTTTTATGCTGAACTATTGCGTATTCAACAAATGTTGATTACATTTGCGGAAAATTTTTATACCCCATGAATGACGAAATAAAAAAACAGGAAAATCTTGATGCTACTCAATCTTATGACATGGAATGGGTTGATGAACGCATCAAACACATCAAATCGCTCTACGAGAACGGAACCTACGTTGAGCTGAAGGAACAAGACATCATGAAGGTGCTGAAAGCATCTTACATCGCCGAACGATTCTTCGGCAAGTCTCGTTCGTGGATTACTCACAAGCTCAACCACGACCTCAAAAACGGCAAGCCAGACGAATTCACCAATGCTGAGAAAAAGCGCCTTAGCGAAGCCCTATATACCATTGCTCTCGAAATTCAAAAACTTGCAGACGAAATCGTCGATGAAGTTCGCGAGTCTGAGTCAAAGTAAACTCCTAACTTTGCAAGAAACCAATCAATACCATAATCTTCTCATGAACTATAAATACAAAGACAGTGAGGTAGTTACACTGACTAACAACATCATCAAGACCGTTGAGCAAATTCTGAAGCTTGACGACGACAAGTTTGACGACACCTACGTTGGCATCTCCATGGAAGACTATTCAACCAAACTCATCCCCGGCAACGGCAAAGAGCCTGACGAGCTGGAGGATACCGTTGAGTATGCCGACTACGACATCTACCATCCTTACTCGATGGACTGGATCAGCTTCAATCCCACCCAAGAGAAGTACCAGTTTGAACCGCAGGAAATCAATACCTTCGCCCACGAATACATCGAAAACTACAACGAAATTCTCATTGACATCGAGAACGATTTCCCTGAGGATACCGGCGAATTTACGCCCGACGAACTCGATGATTGGTGCCTAAACCACCGAGAATCTGACGATTAACATCTTTTACGTTGGTAGTGCCTGATTTTTGCCCAACTGCCGTTTATTTTTGCGCCAAGTAAACTTCAAAACATGGAAACGACTAATACCGAAAACAGTGCACCGATATTCGCAATCAGCCGTTTGCGAATGGGCATAGATGGTCCGGGGGTAACCACTTTGGTTACATTCATGGGCTGTCCGCTTCGTTGCAAATATTGCATTAACGACCGTTGCCATGAACCGTTTTTTGAAGCCGATGGCGTGACACCGCGCAAGGGCATCATGCTGCTCACGCCTCAGGAGCTGTACGATCGTGTGAAAGTCGACAATATCTATTTTCAGGCAACCGGTGGAGGCGTATGCTTCGGCGGCGGTGAACCGGGATTGTACGCCAACTTCATCCGCGAGTTTCGCGAAATATGCGACCCGTCATGGAAAATCACCATCGAGACTTCGCTATATCTCGATAGCGAAATCATTGACGACTTATCTACCGCAATAGACAATTGGATTATCGACATAAAATCATTGTTTGGAGATGTTTACAAAGACTATACCGGAGACTCAATGACGGTGATGTTAGATAATTTAGAGCATCTTAAACACGCAGTAAACAGCGAAAGAGTACTGGTGAAAATTCCTGTCATCCCCAAATTTACCGTCAGGAGCGATGTTGAAATATGTGCCGCTCGTCTGCGTAAAATGGGATACCCTAATGTACGAGTATTTGATTACATCGAGAGACCATCACGTTTTACAACTCAAAATCCTGAAAAACCATGAGCAAAGGTAAAGATAAATGTGATTTCCTTCGCAACATCCGTCGGCAAGTTGCCGATCAATGCGGATTGCGTTACGAGCCGCGAGAGTGCCACCACGAGGGCGACTGCCCGGGCACTTGTCCGGTGTGCGATGCCGAGCTTCGCGACCTGCAACGTCAGCTCACAGAACGCGGCATCGAAAACATAGACGTGTTCGAGAAAGTCGAATCGGAAGAGCAAAATGAGCCACAACAACCAATAAGATTAGGTGGTTTCCCAGCTTACGGCCCAGAGGAAGATATTCACATCCTCGAAGGCGATGTTACGCCACCGGAAGATGATATTGATGGGAATATAGAAGATGTACATGAACTTGAAGGTATGCCGAGACCGCCTGAAGATGATGAGATTATTGATGACGACGAGGAAGATGACGACTCCGGCGAGCCATATCGTTTCTGCTATGTTGCCGGCATATCGTTCCATAATATCGACGATATTTGGGACGAACTCTGCATTGGAACAAAGTTGGCTCTCGTTCGTCAACCCGACAACAAATACGACAAGAACGCCATCGGCGTTGCTCTTGTCGACGACTACAATCCCGAAGAACCGGAGTCGTTCGACTTCAATTTCATACTTGGCTACATTCCTCGCGCAGAGAACGAAGAACTTGCCACCATGATGGACGAAGGCTATCAGGTTGGTGCAGAGATCACCGAACTCAACCGCCACGCTCCATACAACGAACGCCTGGGCATCACCATTATTCGCTATGGTAAGAACCCCAAGCCATCAGCTCGTTACCGTGCTTTGGAGATTGTTACAGACGATGAATTTAGCGATATTCAAAAATCGCTGCTCACCAACGGATTCATCTATCAACGTTGGGGTGGCTTCGTTTTCCCAATTCGCCGCAGGACTCTGCCAATGAAAGGCGAAAAAGTCGTTCTCTTGCACAAGCGCGAAAACGACACCGTGCTCTATCTCACCACCGTTGGCGCAGTGGGCGATGAAGCAATTCCCTTCGTTGGTGAAGAAGAAGTATTTGCAGTCGATGATTGCGTTGCGTTCATACTCTTCAACTCGGCCGGACCCGTCGTAGTGCCCAACTGGTCGCTCGACTTCCTCGACAAAGAGGACATCGAAACCATGTCCCCGTCAGAGAGCTTCCTCTCAAAGTCCGCCCAAGACAAACTCGCCCAAATCTTCCACGCCACCCCAAAATAAGCTCAAAATAGTCAAAATAATTGGGCCAATAGCTATAAAAGGCTGAATTGTATATTTATTGGCAAATTTTTTTGCTCAAAATATTGACAAATCTAATTTTAAGCGCTATATTTGCAGGATAATTACAAATAGTATGGTCAAATGGTACTTGAAATTCGTTTGAGCAACTTCTTCTCATTGCGAGATGAAGTGATACTTGATTTACAGGCTGCAAATCTTCAGACCAAAAAGGCAAAAGATTTGGAAGCGAATACGTTTGTTTGCAAGGACGAGCGTATGCTTAAGACGGTAGCTATCTATGGAGCAAATGCATCCGGTAAGAGTAGCGTCATTAAAGCAATACGTGCTTGCGTTCAAATGATATTTGATTCTCATAATTATAATGAGAATACTGTTTTTGCGTTTAACCCGTTTAAATTTGGAGACGCGGATGTTCCGAGTAGCTTCTTTGTGCGTTTTATGATTGACGGCATTGAATATGAGTATTCTTTCTCGATGACCAACAAGGAGATTATTACCGAGGGGCTCTATTACTATCCCAATGGTCGTCGTTCAATGGTGTTTACTCGCGACGAGCGAAAAGGACCCCAGAAGAAAGATATTTACGAATTCAAGAGCGTCATTCGCCGTCCGGCAGATGTCGCTGCCAACACTTCCAAGAAGACACTCTTTATCTCACGTGCCAGCCAGATGGACCGCGATATTGCTAAGCGCGTATTCAATTACTTCAGCGAACACTTTGTGTTGAATTATATCGGATACAACGCTTCATCGGTAACAACATTGCTCAACGAGAATAAAGAGCAGTTTTTGAAAACTTTGCGTATTGCCGACAGCGATATCGTTGACCTTGATAGTCAGGCACTATCCTCTCAGCTCAAAATTACTACCTATCACCGCAACAATCCGGCGATACCGTTCGATTTCTATACGGAGGAATCTGACGGCACACAGATTCTGTTCAATATGATGCTAACTATTCTCGATATTATCAAAGGCAACAAGCTTTTGCTCATTGATGAAATTGAGACAAGCTTGCATACTAAGTTAGTGGAGTATATCATTGCGATGTTCCATCACAGTGAATCGGCGCAGCTGATTTATACCACCCACAACACCTACTTGCTTGACACTAGCAAGTTGCGCAAAGACCAGATATATTTTGTGAATAAGCGCACCGACGGCTCTTCCGACTTATACTCCTTGTTCGATTACAAGGACTTCCGAGAGAATATGGATTTGGAAAAGGCTTACCTCCAGGGACGCTTTGATGCCATTCCGTATATCGATAGTTCGTTTGACTCACTCAGCATCGATTAGGTATGGCACGAAAAGCAAGAGTTTCAAAAGGCAAGACGATGAGACCAAACTTCTTCGTCTTCTGTGAGGGTAAGACAGAAATAACTTATGTCGAATTCTTGCGGTCGGTATATCGAGTGCCTATCCAGATAATACCACGCAAAAGCGACTCTAACATTTCCGACAAGTATATCAAACGCTGCAAGGATGACTACGTTACGACCAAGCATGACAAGACATTTGTGATGTTTGACCTTGATGTTGATGGCATACTTGAACGATTAAGCAAACTAAAGGACACGATATTATTGGTGTCAAATCCTTGTATCGAAGTATGGTTTTTACTTCATGTAGAAAATTGCAAATCAGAGCTTTCCTCTGCAGATTGTGTAAAACGTCTATCCGCCCATTTTAGAAAATACAAAAAGGGTGCGCTACAAGATGAAGAAAAGTCCGTACTCATTTCAAATGTAGCCGATGCCATCATAAGAGCCGAGACTTTACCTGAGCATGGCAACCCATCATCAAGTATCCATCGGCTCATAAAGGAAATCCAATCTTATATATGATCATCTGGATTGCCGCGATGCGTTGCAGGAAATATTATGGACCGTAACCGTAGGCTTGGACTTGACTAAGCAAAACGAAGCCTTATCTTCGCAGCGTAATAAGTTCCAAGGAGGTCGCCAAATATCGACAGATAGTTCAATCTATAATCGCGATTAATTCAAGGAATATAAAAGGATTACAATAGTTTTTACAGTAGGGCTGTTTGCCCAACTGTAAAACAACTGATTGCAATTAGAACGCCGTATCAAAGTTCAAGTACCCCTGATACGGCGTTATTCCATCAATTAAGTTCTATTATAGTCCTTCCATAAGGAAGTCCTTAAGGCTAACAATCTTGATACCATCCTCGTTGTACCCCGATAAATATCGGTCTGCAACTACGATGACTTTCCTAAATCCGTCATTGATCTGCAAGAGGGAAGCTTGCTCCTGTTCCACCTTTTCCTTGTCAGGTAATGCATAAGCAGACTGAATATATATTCTCTCCGATCCACGATTGCAGACAAAGTCTACTTCTAATTGTACTCTTTGGCTACGACCTTCGGCATCTTTAACGTATTTCGTAACGACGCCCACATCTACAGTGTATCCACGGAGACATAGTTCATTAAACACCATATTCTCCATTAGGTGGGTTCTTTCTACCTGACGGAATCCGATGCGTGCATTTCTGAGACCCAGATCCTCGAAATAATATTTCTGAGGTGTATCAATATACTTGCGACCCTTTACGTCATAGCGCACAGCTTTCTTTAC